AAACCAGATTAACCAAGACTTGAAGTTTCAAGTCCCATGTTGTGTTCATTATAAACACTCAATGAAAGCCTCGGATACGGTATTCCGTATTTGACGAAGTCAGAGAGTACATTCTCACTACAGCTGTAGCAAAATTGTATGAATAAAGATATCGCTCTTCTATTGAAGAAGATTAATACCCTCGAAAGAAAGTTGCTAAAGCTTAGCAACTCTGAATCGAGATTCCCACAGGTACCTAAGAAGAAGAAACCTCTTGTCAAGCTTGACAAGAAGTCTCGTTCTTACGAGAATAAGTTCGACCCTAGCAGCAAGCTTGCTGCTAGGAACGAATTAATCAAAGGTATGATAAACCCAGCAAAAGAAACTCTTGCTAAAGTTTACACTCACGTCTTCGACGGGAGTACGGGCCCTTTTATCGAATGCGTAGAAGAAGCATGTGGCTTCTTTAACCACCTAATTCGACACAGAGGACTCAAGGAGGGTACCAAAAGGTTCAAAGATGTACGACTGTACACCATTAAAACTTTACTTGGTATTCCTGTGGAGCACGTCCCATGTCTTTCGACATATAAAGACGGGTTTCCAAAGGATATTCGAAGTGTCCGTAGACACTTTAAAGACCATCCTGAGTATGTCAGAATCGTTAATACGATTATGTCAATATCTAGATTAACTTCAAGTATCAATAAGCTTATTGATACAGAGAGCATTACTAGACAGCCCAATAGAACTAGCGAATTCAAGCTTGAAGTCGCTAATTTCGAAACAGCATTACCCGGTATCTTTGCCAAGCTTGGCATAAGAATCGATGCTAATGCTAGAGAGCTAATAGGTGATAATATTAAACTACATTATACGGCTAAGAACGGTCCTAACTCCCAAGGTAGGGGGTTGGATGCGCTCGAATCCGCACATATAGATGCATTCGCAGTTACCAACGATGAGTTGGTATCGTACAATCTTCAGAAATACCTACAATTAGTAGATAGGACTGACTTCTGGAATTACATTACTGACCTTGGTCAGTCATTCACTCCAGATGGAATTGCAGTTACTTGTTCAAAACTGGTTGCAATCGAGCAACCAGAGAACAAACAAAGAGTAATAGCCGAGCTCGACTATTTCTCTCAAGCCGCGTTGCTGCCACTTCATCATTATTTGACGAAGGTGACAACGTCTGTACCGAACTCATATGTGTTCGATCAGAATAAAGGACGTGAACTTGTGAAAGAATTCACAAGCGATCCTACGGCACAGCCGCAATCAGAAGACGCGTCGAACTGGACAGATAGATTTCCAATGGAACTCCAAGAGTCCGTTCTTAAAACTCTCTTCAACAAAGAGTTTGCGCGTTCCTGCAGAAGACTTCTGACTGATAGACGGTTTACCGTCCAAGGTCAGAAAGACTCTGTTATGTACGGAGCAGGGCAACCTATGGGTGCTTTTCCTTCGTTCTCTCTAGCTAACCTGACGCACAGCCTCTATATTTACTGGAAGCTCTCCAAGCATGGAGAGGATCCTGTTAAAGATTCGGCAGTGTGCGGCGATGATGTTGCCTTTCGACGGCTGTCGAAAGGTTATCAAGAATATGTTAGTGGAATCACACACCTTGGTGTGCAATTCAACCCAACAAAAGGCTTTTCCAGTCCGAACTCGGACTTAAGAATAGCTGAATTCTGCAAACGACTTTACCTAAATGGCAAAGATCTGTCACCGCTGAGCCCAAAAGT